CCCGGCCTTTCCGGGGCCGTGCCCGGGGGGCGACAAACCCTGTGAAAAAAAAATTTTTTTTGGGGGCCCCCCCCCCCCCCCCCCCCCTGCCATTTCCATCATGGACGAACGAACGGACGAACGCATTGTCAAGGTCAGGTTCTGACTTGAACGCCGGCCCAGGCTGCTCGGCCTGGTCGGACGGCGAGGCTGGAAGTGCCTAGACGACAAAGGGCAGGTCGAAGCCAGCCCGTGCCAGCTCCGCCTGCCCTTTGGTAGCTTAATAATACTGCCCACTGACCGCTTTGGCTCCCTTGGCGATCGTGATGCCGCTCAGGGTGCCGGCCTTGATTTCGCGCTCCATCGTCTGATGGAAGGCGCTTTCGTTGGTCAGCATGACCGCATTCCAGACATTCAGAAGCAGCCGGGGCGGCAGGTCTTCCTGCTCGCCGTCGACCACTTCCTCGATGGCCTTGAAGGCCGCCCCGCGAAGGGCTGCCGTGGTGGGGATATAGGCCGACCCGGCGCAAGCCGCCTTGAGCTGGTCGTAGATGGCCTTCCGGAAGGCGACCACGAGAGCCGCCAGCCGTGCCGAATTGTCCTTCCCATTGTCGTATTGCATATGATTTGAATGAACCTTGCCTCCGGCGAGAGGGCAAGAGGTCGTCCCTTGCTTGCTCTGGTCGGCTGGCAAGAGAAGCGAAGCGCGAGTGCAGAGATTATTGCGACTCGTTCTCAACTGCCGGCCCGGCCTACCTGCGTTGAAACTGAATCTCATTCTCAACGCCGCCCTTGCCATTGCCGTCGGGGTTACCTTTGCCCAAGGGGAGGGGGCCTTGTATTAACGTTTCCTTCTTCCTCCTCCGTCAATCAATTTCCCTTTTCCACGGCGGCGGAAAGAATTTTAGAAATGGCCAGGTGTGGAGAGGGAAGAATTTGATGGGGCAAAGATTTGACTTGCGCCTAGGCTACCTGGCAGTAGGGTGGTGGCATGGTAGAGCCCTACAGCCCACGCGGAGCCATGCCCGATGGAATTTTTCGCCGTCCAGAGGTTCGGGTGGTGGTTCAACCTCGCGGACGGAGCGTTGCAACAACGCAGCCACACCTGCCGGCCAGCGCGCTTGTCATCATGGCACGCTTGCCACAAGGAGGTGGGAAATGAGCGATATGTTTGAACATCCACTGGCGGCCGTAGCGTCACGGGCAACGACCAGTCGCATCTACCTGCCGGCCAAGTTTAAGCCTGGACAGACGAATGATGAGAAGTCCGAACAGTGCGCTCATCGTCCCGAAGTCGCCGCGTTGGCAGATATGTACTTCAACGACAGCGACCGTCTCGCAGGCGACCGTCTTTCTGCCGTTACTCTTCAGCAAGAGCGTCCAATTCATCGCATTATGATTTACTTGCATGCGCAGGGCAGTAGCGTTAAGGACATTGCTACGCACACAGGCTTCACTTCACAAGCCGTCTCCAACATACTGCGGCAGCCCTGGGCGCGCCTGCGTTTAGTTCAGATTCTGAAAGAGTCCGGCGGAGATGAAGTTAAACACTTCTTGACGCATGAAGTAGCTCCGTCCCTTACCATTCTACGCGAAATTCGAGATGGTGACATTCCCGGTCGCACCTCAGACCGACTGACTGCGGCCTCGGCTATCTTGGATCGTGCACTTGGAAAGCCCACTGTCAACGTCAAGACTGACAACACCAACCGTGCTGTGCCTGCTGACATCCAACGGCTCGAGACGGAAATTGCCGAAACTCGGCGGCAAATCGAACAGCGTGGTCAAATTGAAGCCCATGGAACCGGAACAAATTGACCCCGGTCTTGTGTTGCTTAAGCAACGCGAACTGGAGCTTCTTCGCACCAAGCTCGCACTCATTAAAGACCACGGTCTTGACTACTACCGTCCACATGAAAAACAACACCTGTTTCATTGTTCTTCTGCCAAACGCCGTGGTTTTTTTGCGGGCAACCGTACTGGTAAGTCTGAATGCGACGCAGCAGAAACAGTCGCCTGGTTTGTAGGCGAACGTTCTTGGTACAAGTATTCCTTTCCAATTTTCGGTGTTCGTGATGGAGAACGTGTAGTTACCTCTTTTCACGAGGGGCATGACAACCATCCTTTAGTTCGTCAAGGTATTCCGCAACATGCCACCAAGCAGCTCGTCATCACCACCGATTGGAAGAAGGTCGACGAGGTGTGGACCTCGGCCCTTGGTGACCCGCCCGGTAAGATTTGGAAGTTCCTACCGGCCAACCTAAAAGTCGAGACGCGACGCAATCATGAGGGCATCATCGATCGAATTTACAACCCCGTCACCGCTGCGGTCATTCGATTCACCAACGAACAAGCGTTTATCAAAAATCCACAGTCTGGTGAATCTACCGACTACGACCGCATTGCTATTGACGAGCCTGTCTCTGTCGAAATGTGGACCGCTCACGCCCGCGGCCTTATTGACCGTGACGGCCAAGGCGACTTCACTCTTACTTCCCTTCGTGAGCGTTGGATATATGACTACTTTAATCCTGAAGACGCCGTCGATGCGCGGGCCGATCGTTTCTCTTTGCGTGCAACCATGCACGACAACCCCTTTCTCTCAACGGTCGCTAAGCAACGTTTCATTGACGAACTGTCGCCTGACGAAATCGAATGTCGTGTTAATGGCTTGCCACTAGAACTTTCAGGGTTGGTCTATAAAGAGTTCAGACGCGAAAAACATATTCTCGCGCAACTGCCGTCGGGCTGGACCGACTGGGCCAACCCGCCCCTTGATCACACAATCTACGTATCTATAGACGTCCATGAACAAACCCCACAAGCTGCGATGTTTGTCGCTGTCGGTCCGACCGGTCACCCTATTATCTATGACGAAATTTGGCGAACCTGCAACGCTGACGAACTCGCCGCTGAAGTGCTTCTACGTCTCGACGGACGGCAAGTTGGTTTTGTCAAATGTGACCCACGCGCTTGGCTCGAAGACCCTGTATACCACGTATCAATGGCCCAACGATTCTTTGCCCTCGGTCTCTTTGTCGAAAAAGCCTCCAAAGCCTTAACCTTCGGCATTCAAAACATGAAGTCCGTCCTCAAACGTGAGGCCGTCCATTTTGCCCCTTCGGTTAAGCGCACCCTGTGGGAAATCAACCGTTGGCACTATGACAAAGAAAACAAACCCATCGACAAAGACGACCATTTCATGGAGTGTATGTACCGCATCTTCATGAACACCCTTGTCCATATCGACCCGGCCAAGTCCCAACCCGTAGAAGCCTTTGACATTGATATGTCCTCTAGGGTCCTTCGCGAGTTTAACGCAGACATGAAACAATTCGATCGAGCATTAACCAACTAATGTAAGCCCGCCCATGACAATCACAACCGTAATCAACGCACAGTCTTTCGGAACTTCTACCAACATTGGTCCCTTTTTCGCTGCTGCCAAGACCACTCTTGCTGCCGCTACTTCGTCCGTCTTCATTGCTGCTGCTGCAACCGTTCCTGATGCTGCAGTCAACAGGTCAACAGTGTTGCGCGTTTGGCACGCCGTCTCGCCAAATAGCTACGGCACCGCCCTTGCCGGTGCGCACGCTCTTGCACAGACCGCCTCTTACATCGACGTCACTCTTGATCCGTGTTCGAAACCAACGCTGGTCCTCGAACGCGTCTCCTCCACCCTTCCCGCCGCCGGGAGTAGTACTTATCACTACGTCTGGCTCGAAGCGCCAACACTGGTTGCTGCTGCTACGGTCACGGTCAAGCTCTGTGAGTCCCCATGACAAACACTCTTCTAGTCAACGGCGCAACTTTGGTGCCGCAGGTTCTTGTACCTCGGCCGGCCACTCATACCTATTCTTCCGAACGCTTCCTACACCAACCACCTCGGCCGGTGTAAAGCCCCATCCACAACTTCACTACTAGTTTCCCCCGGACGTCTACCGTTACGGCACTCCATAATCAACCTCTCCTATCATGCCTTCTGGTCAAACATCCACGGCAAGCAATGCTTTGCCTGTCTACGTCGATGACAATACACGTCTCGGCTCCGTTCAGCTCTCTGGCGCTGGCCCCGGAACGTCCGCTCCCAACCAACGTGGTCTCATTCCGCAAATCATCCTTCCCGGTGGTGTTGCAACCACACTTATTGCAGCACAGTCTGGTTCGACTTGTTGCTGGGACGCTGCAGCCGGCTTTACTTACACACTGCCGGCTCCGGTCGTTGGTCTGGTGTTCGACTTCGTCGTCACCGTCACCAATACTTCAAGCAACCACAAAGTCATCACCGATGCTGCCACAACCTTCCTCAAGGGTTCTGTCTTCCAAACGGTCGAAGATACCACTCCTGGTGCCACGGCCGGTCCGAAGGACTTCTTGTTGAACGGCTCTACGCACGTTGCCGTCACCATGAATGGCACCACGACTGGCGGCCTCTTTGGTACCAGGCTGCGTTGCCAATGCATCAGTTCAACGGTCTGGCTTGTCACCGGCTATGTTAAGGGTTCTGGCACCATCGCCACTCCGGCCGCGACCTCCTAACCTCCAACCTCACCAACCAGTCTCAACCACTGGTTGGTCCTTTTCTTTATGGACTTCACAACTCTCATGGCCGGACCCATCGGCGGCCTTCTTGGTATCGTAGGCAACGTGGCTAACACCATTCTGGCCATGAAACAAGAAAAGCAAAATCACGAGTTCGAACTGGCTCGTATCCCACTCCAACTCAACGCTGATATCGAACGCGGCAAGGCACGTGTCGCTATCGCCGTTGAAGAAACGGCCGGTCAAGCCTTCATTGCTTCACAGCAAGCCGGCAAGGTTACCGGTAGCGAATCACGTTGGGTTTTGAACGTTTCTGCAATGATTCGACCTGCAATTCTATTTCTGCTTCTTGTGGGGGTTGTCCTTCTTTACACTTCCAGCCAGCTTTCAGAAGGCATGGAATCTTACGTCATTCAGAACATCGTCACTGACTTCTCAATGGCGGTCTCTTGGTACTTTGGCGCACGGGCCAGTGCTAAAGTCATGCAAGGGTTCAAATCCAAAGCCGGCACATGAACTTAACTCATGCCTTCTCACACCGACCCGCCCTTTCCGATGTCTGACTCCATGCATCCTGAACTTCGGGCCTTTCTTATCGACCTACGTAGCGATACGCAAGAAATCAAGTTAGCACTTCGAGGTGACAACTTTGGCCAACCGGGCATCGTAAAAAATCTTGCCAACCTCAAAACGGCTTTTGAAGAGCACGTTATCGAAAACCAAATTAGTTTCGAACAGGAAAACAAGGAATGCGGTAAGCTCAACATAAAGATCGTCTACGGAGGCGGTGTTATTGCTGGTGTTCTTTTCGCCCTCGAACTCTACAAAATCTTCAATTAGTGCGCTTCAGAACTGACCATGACTCCAGAAATTGCTAAGCTTGTGGGAATGAAGGCGCAGCCTCGACAACTTCTTGACTTTACGCAGAGGTTGAAAGACTTGCTTGTCATGTCCCGTTCACAAATGGCAAAGAACTACGACCAGTGGGACCGTTACGATCAGGTCTATCGTGGAGAACGCCAAGCCGATGCACAAGACAAGAAAGCTGAGGTTCGTGGCGAGCCGACCAAACTCATCCTGCCGCTTACTTTTGGACAGGTACAGACTTTTGTTGCTTTTGGTCATCAACTCTATAACCAACGCGACTACTTTTATGAAACCATTGCCTCCGGTCAAGAAGACGAAGGAGCGGCCAAGCTGGCCTCTGCTTTGCTTGAACAAAATCTGACCTACAACCGCTATCGTGCTGTTAAGCTCATTCAAAAACTTACCGATATTGCACGTTGGGGTCTTGGTGTTACAAAAACTTCGTGGGTCAGAGAGACTACTCCAATTATTGAGCAAGTTGTCGACCAGGCCGAAATGGCCGCTGTCCGGCCAGACATGCCCGCACCGGCCGTACCGCCAATGAAGTCGCAAGTCACTTACTCCACGAAATATCTTGGCAATCGTATCGTCAACATCTCGCCCTATCGTTGGTTTCCAGACGCACGTCTTCCAATTTCACGTTGGAGAGATGGAGAGTTTTGTGGTGACGAAATTGAAGAGTCCAAAGACGAACTGTCGCGCAACCCCTTGGTGGCCGGCATGGATCACGTCAACGATCTCGGTCCTGAATCCTTCAAAGACCGTCGGATGACTTTCCTCAAGAGACAAAGTGACCCGACTTCTACTGGTGCGTCCGTTCCGGCCGCTTACGCACTTCTGACTGAAATTCAAATTCGTCTCAATCCATCGAAGGTCGAAATTGACAATGGTGTCTTCCTTAGCGAGCACGACTGTGAGCAAATTTATATTGTTTGGATCGTCAACGACGACCGCATCGTCCGTATTTCTGAGGCTGGCTACAACCATGAAGAATTCAGCTATGAGTGTGCCCAGCTTTTTGACGACCAGAACCGTTTTGTCAACTTCTCCCTCTGTGAGATGCTTTCAGCCCTGCAAGATACGGCTACGTGGTTTCTGAACTCCCACATCACTAACGTCCGCAAAAACATCTTCAACCAAATGATTGTTGACGAGACGGCCGTAAACGTTGACGACATAATTAAGCGCCGTCCAATTATTCGCATGAAAGCCGGTCGTGCGGGTAGTGGTGTTGACACCTGGATTAAACAGCTTCAAACGGTTGACATCACCGGCAACCACGTTGGCGACATCGGTGTCCTTAACGGAATGGCAAAAGAAGCTACCGGCATCAACGAGACGCTTCTTGGTCAGTTCTCGCCGGGCCGACGGTCTGCAAAGGAAGCGGGCAACGTCGCTAACTATGCTGCTTCTCGTCTCATTATGATTTTTGGTTCTATTTGGGAGTCGTCTGAAGCGTCACAGGCACGTAAGATGCTTTCGAACCTTCGTCAAGGTCTCGACGAACCCACTCTTGTTCGTGTCTACGGGCAGGTCAACACACAAATTCAAGTGCAGGACGCATTGGCACTTGTCCCCGGACTGGCCGCACCGGCCGGTCCACAAGCACAGCTTCAAAGGGTCACCAAAGAAAATCTAATCGGCAACTACGACCTCACCATTTTTAGTGGCATCTTGCCTTCACAACGTCAGGCCAATGCCAACATCCTGCTTCAATGGCTAGAGACCGCCCTGAAAGACCCCAGGGTTGTCCTCGTTACGGGCCTTGACCCGCAACTTGTTCTTTTTGAGGTCTTCGAACTCTTAGGTGTACGCAATGTTCAACGATTCCGACTCACTCCAGAGCGACTACAGCAACTTATGCTCATGGCTCAACCACCCGCAAACGCAGGAAGCCCTAAACCTTCTTCAAACTGAAGCGGACGGTTTAAAAGAAATCATCATAAACAACACGCCCAAACGTGACCTCGGCTCTTTTTTTGGTGAACTCATGCATCGAGAGCAATCTGTTGGAGAAATTCGAGGTCTTCAACGTTTGCAGCGCGCCATTCTTGACCGTCGGGACGAGCTTGCCAGACGCCTCAATCTTTTGCCTGAACAACCACAACCTGAAATCATCGATCAATGACCACTCCCGCCGCCCCGTCTGAGGGCTCAATACAGACACCCTCGGCTTCTACACCTGTTTCAACTCCGACGCCTACTCCCGCACCGGCCGCCTCGCCGTTTGCCGACACCCCAGCACCTGATTGGGTAAAAACGGCCGGTCTTGAAGACGTGCACAAACCTGTCGTCCCGACAACACCCCCGACCGCCCCTGCCACCGCCCCGGTTACTCCACTTACTGCAACCGTTCCTTCGACGCCTCCGGCCGTGCCGCAGACCCTAACTGTCGACCACGCCGCGTTGGCTCGTGCAATTCGTGAGGGCAACGCTCCCGCACCGGCCGGTCCCACTGACGAAGAGCTTTCTCAACAACTTGGTATTGTCACCGTTACTCCACAGCTATATAAAGACGTCTTCGGTATTGACGGCACCCCAGCACAAATCACTGGACTCAACAACTACGGTCAAGCCATTGCCAAACAAGCCGTCACCATTGCCAAGGTTCTTTTCGATCGTGAACTTAAAGAGTTTCGTGACTCTATGGCTCCTTATACCCAAGTGGTGCAACAACAAGAAGCCTCTCGTATCAAGTCAGAGTTTTTCAAAACCCATGCTGACCTCGCAGGTTATGAAGAACTCGTCACCCAACAGTATCAACTGGCCAAGTCGTCTGGACGTAAATTCAACACCCTTGACGAAGCCAGCAAATTTATCGCTGATCAAACACGTAGTGTCCTTAAGGGTCTCGGCATCACGCCGACCGCCCCGTCAGTCACTAACGGCTCAACACCTTCTGGCAAGTCTGTGCCCCAGACTCGCACTATGACCCCCCTATCAACGGGAGGGAAAAGTAGTGGTTCACCGTCAGCGAACCAACCAAAAACCATTATTGAACAGGTCTGGGGCGCGTAATAACCTCAACTCACTAACCACATGGCCATCCTCGGCTTAATGAACGCGGAGTCCTTTGCGACAAACCGCTATCAGTCCCACCGCCGTCAAGTATTCTACTTCTATCCAAACGGCGCGTCTCCACTCATGGGTCTTCTGTCCCTGATGAAAGACTTCACAATCGACGACCCTCAGCATAACTGGGACGAAAAACGTCTCAGCGAAAACTGGGGTGTCGCTGCCAACATCTCCACGACTGTGGCATTCTATTCCACTGGCGTTACGGTGGCGGCTGGTAAAGTAACCGCGGCCACCGTCGCTGCGGCAAACTTCACCCCAACGCAAGGCACACAATACGCCATCAAGACCTCAGCCACGCCGGAAAACGTCTTCCGCATCGGTCACATCTTTAGGTTTGTTGCGACCAACACGTCCGGCAATCCCGAAGAAATCATCGGGCGTATTAATGCTATCAACGTCACAGCTGACACTCCGACCACTACGCTTGGCTTTATTGCCGTGCGTACTACGGCTGTTGCTATCGACTACGACGTCTCGACCCATGCAGGCACTCAGCTGACGATCATCGGTTCGGCCTTTGCCGAGGGCATTCGTGATGAGTCTTCGGGCATCTACAACGAGCCTGTCTCGCCTTATAACTACGCACAAATCTTTCGGAAACCCGTGACCATTACCGGCACGGCCCTAAAGACCAGCGCGAAGTTTGACGAAACTGGCATCTTCCCTGACCAATCCAAGGAAGCCGCTGTGGACTTCGCCCGTGAACAGGAGTGGAACTACATCTTTGGCGAACGCGCCAAAATCGGTAGTGCTACCACTTCCATCACCCGTTACATGGGTGGCATTCTCTACTTCCTGAAACTTTGGGAAGCGGGTGCTACTTACGGCAACACGGCAGCTACAGCCGACACTGACGACGGCAAACGCATCATTTCCAACACCGCAACTACGGTCTCTGCGACCCAGTTTGACGGCTGGATGGAACGCGTCTTCCGCATCAGCAACAACAAAAGCACCGAAAAGCTCGGCCTTTGTGGTTCTGGCGCACTGCTGACACTCAACCGTCTCTTCAAAAACAACGGCGTGGTAACTACGCCGATGCCGATGAAAGAGACTTATGGCATGGACGTCCGTGCCTACACGTGCCCTTCCGGCACGCTGTATCTCAAGACCCACCCACTCATGTCACAAAACTCCGTGTTGCGCAACAACATGCTAATTGTTGACATGCCAAACCTTAGCTACGGTTATCTCCGTGGACGCGACATGGAACTTCTGACCAACCGTCAGGACAACGATGCCGATTACCGGAAGGACGAATGGTTCGGCGAATCGACTTTGGAACTAAACCTTCCTGAGTCCTTCATGTACATCCAAAACCTCATCACCGCAATCTAACATGGCTGCTGTAGCATCAACGGATGTCACACGTATCAGCAACTACACCACCGGTGACCGTTTCGGCAACCGCATTGAAGAAGTCAAAATCTTCGATGTGGTCCTTAGCTCCAACGGTGGTACTGCTGATGACATTCCGGCAACGTTATTCGGACTGACGACAGTCAACTGGGCACAGTGTGTCCGGGCGATTGACGGCAGTTCTGCGCTCTCGTGGGTCTCGGTCGTCGTCGAGGCTGACGGCGCAGGTATCCTCGTGTCTGATCCTGAAAACGCCACGGACGCAACCCGTGGCAATCCATCCAACTACACCGGTACCGTGCGCATTCGCATGGGTGGTGTTTAACCCAACCCTACAATGCCAAACCTACGCGATAAAGACGTGGTGAACATGACGTTCACCACATCGTCCGGCAAGGACGTCAAAGACACACAAATGCTCAAAGGAGCGGCCCAAGACTCCCTCTTCGGCAAGAACGTAACCAAACAAGACGTCCGTTCCGGCGGCAAATCTGAGTTCGGCAAGCTCGGCGGAATGCCTACCGTCAAATAACGCCATGCCGCTAGTTAATGTCAGAAACTGACCTTGACTAGCGGCCCTTTTTTCTTCAATGACATACGCCAACTTCAAAGATTCAGTCATCAGTTATCTTAACAGATCAGCTGCAGTTGTAGTGACTGGCGGCAATGTCGACCTTGTACTGTTGGCAATGAATGACGCTCGGCGCGCAGCACAGCGTGAATATTCGTTTGAAATGAACGCCACGCAGGCCTTTGTCCAACTTTCCATGCTTGGAAAGTCGTTGATGACGGACTTTCGTACTGCGCCAAGCGGCACGACCGTTACCATGGTGAAACGAATCGACGCGCTGTGGGAGTATACCACTACGACAATCGCTTCTACTACGGTCTACTACCCAACTCAATCTATTGAACTGCGTCGCAAGCATGCCCTTCGTGATCACGTACCTAGCGACCCCAACGCGGCTGCGTTAACAGCACCTACCATCAGCACCTTCGCCTATCTTCAAGGCCAAAAACTTTTTCATACCAACCTTACCACGCAGACTTGGGTCCTTGCAGACGTCATCGAGTTCCAAGGCGACCACAAAGGGGGCACGGTTGAAGACATTTGGCTTCTTTACTTTACCGACTGGCTGCGCATGGCTACTCTTGCCAGTCTTAATTTGTGGCTCAAAGACAACGAGCGCACAGCCATCGACCAAGCGCTTCTTGGCGGTCTTTGGCAGAGCGTCAAAAAGTTCGACGCCGAACAGTCAATTTCAACTGACGACCTCTCCCTTGATTAATGACTAAGCATAATTACACTCGAGTGCCAAACGGTGGAGTCGACCGCACAGTCGAGCCGCATTTGGCAAGTCCAGACCACTTCTACGACCTCTTAAACCTTCGACCTACAGTCGGAGCCTTGCGTCAGACCGCACCGATTGTCAGCAAGGTTGCTCTTGCCGCCTTGGCAAGTGAAACAAGTTCTACAGTGCGATACATCGACCTCGTTCGCACTAACGCAGCTGCACTACGTTATCTTGTGCTCAACGAACAGACTGCTCGCTACATCGTTCCAACCGCTACCGGCACACAGACATTAATTCCAGCCGTCACTCAAACTAAGATGCCAAACAACATCACCAATTTTGGTGAGGTTCTTCTTTACGGCTTCAACACAACCGACTTTTCGACGTCTGGTGACTATATCGAAGTCGAAATTCAGTCTGCAACAACTTTTCGTTGGAATCGTAATGGTGGTGCTTGGACGTCAGGCGTCACTGTTGGTCGTGCACTTTCTCTCGGTGCGAACGGCCTTAAGATTGATTTTCTTGAGACAACCGGCTACACCGCGTCTGATCTTTGGCGCTGGACGCGGACGGAAACTTTGCCCTACAGTTCTAGCGTCTCTTCGACCAAAAACTTCTCCTACTCTTCTTCTCCCTATCTTACCGACGTTTATCTTGGTGGCATCGGTCGAAACGTGATGCGTGTGCGTGACGGTTTTATTACCTCCGTTGGTTACTCACGAGTTTATGGAAAGCACGTGGCTGTCTTTCAAAATCATCTTGTGGTCACTCACTATGCCGCTGCTGCCTACAGTGCAGGCGCTACATCCGATCCGTTCGCGGCCGCCACGACACCTTTCATGGTTGGTTGGAGCGACCTTAACAACCCAGACGCTTTTTTCTCTACTAGTGTCAACGAGGCAGACATCTATCAACTACCCTACAATACCTACTCTGAGGCCGTCAACTACGGCATTACTGGCACAGGCAAATGGGCGCAAACACTTTGGCTCTACACTGCTGATGGCATGTCTTCGATGGACTATGTTGGTCTACCGAACGTTATGCAAATTCTACCGCGTTACACAGTAGGGTCTGTCTACCCAAACGGTCTTGTGGTGACAGACAACGGTCACTATTTTATTGGACGCGGCAACATTTATTTTTTCAACGGCGGTTCTCCTCGACCAATTGCTGACGCTATTCGTGATAAGTTCTTTTCTGAACTGCTTCCGCTCGATCCTGGTGACGACAACTCTGAATCAGTCATTGGCTACTACGACCTCTTTCGTCGTGAAGTTTCGTGGATATACTGGACCTCGTCCGGACAAGGAAAACAGCTTGTTTATTCTGAACAGTTCAGTCGCTGGACCTTTCGCAATTTACCTTACGAGACCGACAACAAACCACGTGCTATTGGTCGCGTCTATAACAGCACATCCAAATTGCTCTATGGTGGTGTAGCCAAAATTAATTTCGACTACGACTCCAATGAGTCCACCACTAACATTCTTCTCGACGACCTTGCATCTACTGGTTATACACAGCCACTTGCAGAGACCAACGACATTTTCTACCGCGACCTGTTTGCGACAAAAGAAGCTGACTCGTTCTTTCTTGACGCCGGCTGGTCTTCTGGCGTTACTGGTCTTGAACTCAATCATTCCTTACGGAACTACGTCAGCAATTCCGTTGTCTTTACTGCTTTGGCTGACAAGTGGACGCCTAACCTTCCCGAAGGGCGTCTTTCGTTTCCTCGTGGTGCCGGACGAGTCTTTCGCTTTCGCTTTAAGTTTGTCGGTACTAAACCCGTTGACTGCGTTCTCTGTGGTTGGGGTGATCAAGTGTACGGAGAAATGAAGGAGCTTAAACGATGAACACTATTTACGCCACCGAACTCGACCCGGCAGTATTGGCCCGCTTTCGTGCCGTTGAAGGAAACGTTGCAACCCTCAGTGAGCAGTTTGACCTTTTCAGAAGCACTCGCCTGTCTGAATATCAACTACAACCAAACTCTATTGGAACGCAACAACTGCAAATTGACAGCATACTGGCCCGGCACATTGCTGTTGACACCCTTTCTGCCATTTCGGCCGACATGGGCACGCTTACGGCCGGCAACATAACGTTCGATTCTGCCGGTTTTTTGCGTGGCGGTGCAACCGCTTACAACACCGGCACGGGGTTTTGGGCTGGCTACGACATCGCAGCCTACAAAATGTTCATTGGGGCCGCAGCTGGTAATAAGCTTTTGTGGGACGGCACTACGTTGGCCGTTGTTGGTTCCATCACTGCTACAACTGGTGCGATTGGCGGCTTCGACATCGGGGCGGACTACATCCGTGACGTTTCCAACTCGATGGGTCTTGCCTCAACAGTAACCGGCGGTGATGACGTTCGTTTCTGGGCTGGTGTGACCTTTGCCAATAGAGCTACCGCTCCCTTCTTCGTTACAGAGGCCGGCAACATTACGGCCAACAGTGCAACCATCGTCGGTACCATTTCTGGCCGCTCAACTGCTATTGTTGCTTCTACGATCAACTCTGCCGGCAACGTCGTCACCGACCTCATCAATGCGCGGTTAGACTCTTCGGCCAAGACCATGCTTGCCGACTTCACCTTTGGTGCGGCTGACTACTCTGGTGCGCTCAAGTCTGGCACCATTACGTGGAACACAACCACTGGTGCCTTGACTGGTGGGTCCGGTGTGTTGGTCTACCGCGGTGGTATTATCGGCGCGGCCGCAGGCGTTGCTAAATTTACTCTCGACGCCGCCACTGGTGCTGCTACCTTCGCAGGTGCGTTGTCCGCTCCGACCGGAACAATTGGTGGTTGGACAATTAACAGCACTACAATTACCGGTACTAATTCCACGCTGGACTCTGCTGGCGTGCTGACTCTTGGCACCGCAAACGACGTCTTCATCGCCTCCGCAGCCGACGCTACTTATCGACTTTGGATCGGTCACGCAACGGCTGCAAGCGGACCGTTTCGGGTGACAAAAGCAGGCGCGCTGACGGCAACCAGTGCTACTATTTCCGGTACGATCACGTCGACCTCCGGCACGATTGGTGGGTTCACGTTGGGCACGCCCTCAATTATTGGTTCAGGCACCGGCAGTAACTACATCGAAATCGCCTCCGACGTTGCAGGAAAAACATTTGGTATTAAACTCGGTGAACAAGGAACGGCAGTCAGAAATACGTTCGTCAACGCCGGTAGAATAACAATGACTTATCCAGGCACGGGCGGAAACAATCACGACGGAGTAACTCTTTACGCCGACACGGCGGCAACAGGGGCTGGAGTTGTGGAACTTCGAAAAAATGACAGCGCTACCGTGAACGTCTTGTTGCGCGGAGACACCGGCGACGGCACGTTTGTAGGTACCGTTCGGGCGAACACCGCTTTTAATCATGACGGTACTGCTGGTGCAACCGGCACAATCGACATTGCTACGACGTCTTTCATCTTCGTTTCTGGCGGCATTATAACTAGTTGGTCTTAATCTTTCCTTACTATGAGCGCTTCCAACTCCCAACCCCGAGTGGTCCTTCCTGACTGTGTCGAAGGCGACAAGTGGGAACAAACCGCCTCTTTCACCCGTGTCTCCACGGACTTCACCACCGTAGCCATCACCTGTAAGCTCAGGTCGGTCTCCGATGCTGGCACTGTCGTCCACACCTTTTCTGGCCTCACCGCGACCTTTCCTGACCCTACCGACCTCACCGCTTTCACCACCACCCTGACGCTTTCAGGAACTGAAACAGACGGCCTTGGCACGGGCCAGTATTGGGGTGATGTTGTGTTGTCCATGACCGGCTTCGGTCCCTACACTCCTGTCCAATTTTCCTTCTCCATTACCCCGAGGATTACTGCATGAGCGACATAGATGTTACATTTGCCAACTCGTCGACTATTGAAGTCTCCATGTACGGAGCTAACCTTACGGCTGGAGTCACCTCTATTGCCGGCACGGCCAACGAAATCACCGCGTTGGCTTCTACTGGGGCGGTTGTGTTGTCATTGCCAACTGCGTTGACCTTTACTGGAAAGACTGTTACCAACGGCTCATACACCACGCCTGACATCAACGCCGGCACGGTCGATTCGCTTACTTCACTCTCTATTCGGTCGACCGGCGCGGCTTTCGACCTGACCTTTGCCACCGCCGAAGCGATAACGGCCGGCCGCACGCTCTCGTGGAACGTGGGCAACTCCGACCGCACGCTCACCCTCACCGGTGACACCACGCTGGCCGGCACCAACACCGGGGACCAGACGATCACACTCACCGGAGATGCGACCGGCTCGGGCACCGGCAGCTTTGCCGTCAACGTCGGGAAAATCAACGGCACCTCCCTCGCCGGGCTCGCCACCGGCATCCTCAAAAATACCACCACTACCGGCGTGCCCTCCATCGCCGTCGCCGGGGATTTCCCGACGCTCAACCAGAACACCAACGGCTCTGCCGCCACCCTCACCACCCCCCGCGCCATTTACGGGAATAACTTCGACGGCAGTGCGGCACTCGCGCAGATCATCGCCTCGACCTACGGCGGCACCGGCAACGGCTTTACCAAGTTCACCGGCCCCACCACGACGGAGAGGGTCTTCACCCTGCCGGATGTCGCTAGCGCTACCATGCTCTATGCCGGCGGGCCGCTCGGCACGCCCTCCAGCGGCACCGCCACCAACCTGACCGGCACTTCCGGCATCACCGGCACCGGCGCTCTGACCTCCGGCTCCATCGCGCCGGGATTCGGGAGCATCAACGTCGGCGCCAACAGCATCACCGGCGGGGCCATCAGCGGGACGGCGTTGAATGTGACTGGCACAATTACAAGCACTAGTGCAACTGACTCAATTCAATTGGGAGCAGCCGGAACTGGATTCAACCTTACTCTAAAAGACTACAATACTGGAACGCATCGAAGCTGGTCTATGCGGGACGATTCCGGCGTCAACCGCCTACGCTTCGCATACTCTTCCGCCGACTATGCCTTTTGGGACGTAACAAAAACCGCTGCGGCCAATACAGTTGCGGGACATATTTGGTATGCGGCCACCAGCTACGAATGGAAAATCGCTGGGTCACAAGTTGCGAGTATCACCTCCACCGGCCTCGCGGTGACAGGAGACATCTCACTTACAGGTGCGCTAAAGCTAGGCAACGCCTATGTCGCCACTCCTCAAGTTTCTACTGGCTACATTGTCATCAAAGACTCGACCGGCACGTCCTACAAAGTAAGCTGCAACGTTTAACTCAACCAACGAACATGAACCCTGACGGCACACACGACAAGAATCTAATTGACGTCGATCCAGCTCAAAGTGGTACGGCCGACAACCAAACCGTTCTCTATCTCGGCACGGTCGACGCGTCGGCCAAAGACAATGCCGGACGTAGCATTTATACCGGCACCATAAAGATAACAAATCACTGCCACAACATCACCGTCAACGCCACCATCGCAACCGGTGGCAGTGAGAACATTGTTGACGAGAATAATGAGTGCTTTGGCAACCGGGTGGTTTTGACTCACGGCGTCATTGCGGGCAAGTATGGCATTTCTTCCAAGACGTGCAAGTACTCTCACTTCTCCGGTCACCTCGTCGGCAGTCCCTCGCAGTGGCACATCAACCTTGGCTCCTGGTCTGACCAAAGCAAGGCCGTTCAAGAACACACCACTCTTGTCCTGACCGCTGACTCCTACCCCATCCTCGTCTGGTCTGGCAACGCACGTAACACCATCCTAGACGACCCAAAGAAATACAAATTCGTCTTCAAGGTTTGGTTCTGCGACGTCCCTTATCTCGGCCGTGTCACCCTGGCTATCTTCCTTTTCGGTTGGTCAATAGCAAAACTCCTCAAACTCAAAAACGTATAATCCCATGTCTACACCGTACGAAATCAAACTCAGTAACGGCGCAACTAATTTCTTGCGCAACATGCTCAACTCTACCGGTTGGGCCAAAACCGTCAGCGACATCATTCTTGGCGGCGGCCTGCTTGTTGAGGTCGTGCCTGAAGTCGAAGTCCCACCAGCTACCGAAGGGGAACTTAAGCTGGCCTACGACAAACGACTCAATGAGTGGTCAACGGCAGGAGAGTACAAATTCTCCGTCTCTGATAAGCAGCGCGAAGCCATCCGTCGTTGTATCAAGCACTTCGCTGAACAGGCCGGTATTCCACCCAACCGTTCTTCTGCCATGCTGCTAACGGCCTTTGGCTACTCAGCTGACTGACCTATGCACTTCCTTCGTCTCGAAGCACCTGACGCCGTTCTAGCCCACTGGCCCCTCTTTCGTGAGGGCCACAGGACACTACGTCAGATGTCCAACGCAATGGTTTCTGAAGACGAATACTGCAAAATGATCACGACTCTCTCTGCGCGTGGAGATGACGTCTACATCGGTGTTGTAGTTGATGGTGAACGCGACGTCTGTTATGGCGTTGCTATCAACTCAACACCACCTTACAGCGACAAACGCACTTTTGAAATCATAACCTACTATCACAATCCCGCCCGTCGTGACGCCACGCTTTTCATGAAAGAAGAGTTCGAAAAGTGGTGCCACGCTCAGGGAATACATAGCTATTTGATTACTACTCGTCAATCACGGCGCACTAGTGGCGGAACCGACGACTGTTTCACAGCTAAACACTATGGCTTTCGCAAGGCCTATCTTGCGTTTGAAAAGAAACTCTAACGTCCATGCCACAATATACACTAGATCAAACAGCTAAGGCCCTTCAAGTCAACCCACAACTTGCTCAAGACCTTCAAGCTATGTTGGCACAAAACGGCGACAGTCGTACGCCAGCACAATGGTTGATGGAAGACCTGAATGCCGGCGACACCAACACCAACTTTCTCAACGCAGTTCAACAGGCCAATCAACCAGGTGCGTCGATTGTTCAGGCAGCCCCTACAGCTTCTGGCAGTCCTAGCGGCGGTGTTGTGCCAACTTCCAATCCTGGTGTGCCTGTTGTTCCCACTATAACGAACGTTGCGCCTGCCGCCGGGCCACAGGGCTTTAGTCAAAACGAAGCTGGTGCTCAAACCGGCGGGTTTACCTCGGTTGGACAAAACAGCCAAACGCAGACCGGCCAACAAACGCAGTCCGGCACAGAAATCGGCACTCAAGCAGGCACTCAGTCAGGCACGTCAACACAAACCACGCAAGTCAACGACCCGTTTAATCTAACTTCTCTTGTAGGTACTCAACTAGGCACAACCACAGCGGACGACGCGGCCAATCGCGCGTTTTTGGCTGATTTTCGAGACACTGGTGGCACGTCATTCGGTGGTCAGGTCGACCAAGCAATCCGTCGATCACTTTCCGGTCCCGGCATGCAAGGTGTTGGACAAGCAGCTCAAGGCCGTGCGGCTGGTTTTGCAGGCGCAGAAATTGCACGTACCAATGCGGGGCAACGTTTGCAAGCGGCGGAACAAATCAACAGACCAACCGGTCTTGCACAAACCGTCGGTGCCGTCAGTCCGCTCCTTGGTTCGACCACTTCTGGTGCTACAACTGGAGAGTCTACTGCAGTCAGCAACCTACAAAAACAATTAGAAACCCTCGACCTTCAATCTCTTGTCGGCAATGAGGCACAGGCCGGCACTGCAACAGGGCAGTCCATCTCTCAAGGTTCGGGCGTCGCTCCGGCCGGACAGCAGGTCAAAGCAGGAGGCTGTGTAGTTTGCACAGCTTATGTCTCCCTTGGTCAAATGAAGCCTGGCGCGATTCGTCGCGCTTGCAGGTTCAAGTGGGCACACTGGCCACGCTACGGCACGTCTTTGACTGGCTACTTTCTTTACGGACCGTGGATTGCACGGGCTGTTCTTTCTAACGTCATCATACGGAATTTGATGCGGCCGGTGGCCCGTGCGATTCTTTACGAGGAGGTTCGTCTTTCTGCTCCGACGAGGCTGCGTATGCGGTGGAACGCGTACATCCTACATGGGGTGTTCGACTTCATGTCGTGGCCCGTCGGAGCACTCATGAAACTGGCCGGCATGGATGCGGACGTTCGCGACAAGCAGGTCAAGGCAATGCTAGTCAAACAAAACCTTAACTTTTCACTCTAATGTCTCTATCTTCTAGCGACTGGAAAAAAATCATTGCGGGTCTTGGTCTCGTCACGGTAGGTGCCTTGACGGGTGGCGCGGCTATACCCGCACTTACAGCCGGAGCTTCGGCAGCAGGTGCTGCGGGTGCAGCAGGTGCCGGTACAGCCGTAGGTGCCGGTCTTGGTACTGCCGGTGCCGGTTTGGGTACCGCTGCAAGCAGTCCGCTTCTGGCTGCGGCGGGTAAGTTTGTCGCTCCAATACTTGCAGGTCAAGGAGTTGCACTGGCTGGTAGTGGTGCCGCACCAAAATTCAACGTTGACCCACCTGGGGCCATACCCGATAGTCAACCAATGGACCTAAACGCTTTAATTCAAAAACCCCAACAAGAACAATCACGTCTTTCCAGACTTCAACTCGGCCTTAGCCGCCGCTTCTAACATGCCACTTCCAGTCGCACAACTTGGTCACATGCCGAATCTTAGTTCTCCGGGCCGCGGTCCCACGACGGTCATTGAAGACCCGTGGCGGCAACTTGCCATACAGGTCCTTGGTTCGGTTGTCCAAAAAGGCATCAGCAACGCTTTCGAACAAGACTTTACTACGCAAGCGCAACGTGAGGGACTACCCGTTGACCCCACCGCAAAAAACAACTCAGTACTTAAGCGTATATTCACAGGTGCGCGAACCGATGAGGAACAACTCAATCGGCTGCGTGGTGAAGCTGCACAGACGACTCGAACCAAACTTTCTGAGTCGGGTGCAAACAAACGTTCAGACGCACAAATCACAGCAGGACGAGAGGAGGGAATAGCCAATCGTGGTTTTCAACGAGACGAAAACTTAAGAAGGTCTGTCGACGAGTCCAATCGACTGTTGGCCACGTTGACCAACAACACCGCAATAAATGAAGCCGACAACACTGCGAGACTAGAGCTAGTCGATAGACAAATTGCGGCCGAAGAACGTGCGCTTGGTCGCAAACTAACCGGCGAAGAACAGCAGGTCGTTATTCGTTCGTTTATTGACCAAGCCGGCAAAATGACTGCGGCTGCGCCGGCGGAAGGACTGAAACAACAAATCCTTAACCCTGGTGCACCGCCCTTTGACGTCAACACCAACATTGACGCGCTTGCTCAAAAACTACAATCAATGGGTTTTCAACTTACTCCAGTTTCTCGCTAAGTCTGTTTCAGAACCTGACCATGACTACTCAAGACCAACAGACATATAGTGAATTGATCGATGCTTGGCTGCAACGCCGGCGGAGTGGTGTTATCGAACCGCTGCCAGGCGACACTACACAGAAGTTGACCGACTTTGCCCAACGGTTTGTAGCCAATCGAGAGACACCCTATCCAGTGGCTGACACGGCCCTCAAGCTGTTAACCGGTCGATTGCCAACGCCACGCACGCCTACGTCCGAGCCGGAAGTGGGCGCAGTGACCGGAGAGATAGGTCGTGCTGGACTTGGGACAGTTGGCAGTCTAGTCGACCTGGCCGGGCAAGGCGGTCTCGAACCGGAGTTTGCCCCACGCAGGCTTCAAGAAGCAGTGACCTCTACACCTGTACAACCCAGTTTTGAGGCGGTTGGTCAAACCATTGGTCAGGCACTTCCTTCAATTGCTACAACCGCGCCGTTGTTGCTAACACCAGCCGGTCTACCCTTCGCCGTGGCAAAAGCCTACGGTGAGGCCTATACTCCACAGGCTGACCCGATTGCCGGTTTCGTTAGTGCTGCTGGCTTGGCAGCCGTTCCGGGTGCCATAGGCGGTGGTGCTCGCACGGCAGAAACGCTGGCCGAACGATTCTTGTTGCCCTCAGTCAACCGGATAGTAAAAGAAGGCGCTCCGGCAGTGGTTGAAGGTTTGCAGACAGCAGTCAACCCAACAACTCATAGCTTGTTGGCCGGCAGTCGTTTAGCCGGTGCTGTTGCTGCTGGTACGGCCGTGCCACAAGCACAACGCCAGGTTGACTCTTTGTTGCGGACTGGAGAAACAGCTCCCTTGTCTGGCGAAGACCTCGTCACCGACTTAGGGTTAAACCTCGCCTTTGCCGCACCGATTGCCAGGGCGGCTTTAAGTCCGCGTGGCAGGCCTGTCACACGCGGTGCTGACGGTCAGCCAATCTTTAGTGAACAAGCCGCACCGCTTGTAGCCGAAACGATGGACCGTGCCTACAGGGCGCAGACCATCCGCAACGCACAGGCCGAAAAGACGGCTCAATACGAAGCAAGTCGAGGCCGACGCATTGCCGACACTCACCAAGAAATCTTTCAAGCCGCAGAACGCGGCGGCGACCCGACCGAAGCTATTGGTCGGTTAAAAGCACACTGGGAAGAGGCAAGACAGACAACCGATCCTGTGCGCGGGCTGGCCGTGTTGAAAGCTATTTCTGACGAAGGCAATGTGTCCGGTATTCCAGACGACGCGTTTCATCGCATCGTAGCCGGCGTGCAGGGACGCTATGCCGACCACTTTAAGAACGATCCAACGTTGCCCGGTCCGGAAACTGTCAACACACTTGTTGAACGAGGACTTCTTCCACGTATCACAAAGGACTGGATCAGTCAAAACTTTGCTGAGGCGACCGATCAACTTCTTGGTGACTATGAAGGCGCAAAAACAAACTTGGTAAATCGAATTGCTGCTCACTATGAAGAACGGCTCCCCGGTGCGTTGGCAGCTATGCGTGCCCAACCGCCCGAGGAAGCGCTTACGAAGACTACGATGGGTCAGATGACTGACAGCGCAAAAGACGCGCAGTACATGGACTCACTCATTCGTCTCTATCCGCACCTAAAAGACGCCAAAGTGATTGGTGGTGGCACTGACGAGAAAGGTAACCTGGTAGACTCTTCATTGCTGCACGCACTTTACAAACGTGACGAAGTTGTCTCCGCTCCCATGTTTGATGTTGCCGGTCCGTTCCGTACTGGAAACAAGGCCAATTATGACGCGTGGAGAGACGCAGTTGTGCAAGTGGCCAGCACGTATGACCCTGTCACTCGACGCGGTCTATATCAGAAAACCGCAAACGGCAAGCCCGAACCTTTGTCTTTTGAAGACATGGTTGCCAAGAAAGACGGCAAGTACGTCTTCAAGCCTCGCGTTATTCGTGAAGTTGACCGACCTGGTGCATCCGAAGCCGTGCGTGACGCCATTGAGTTTGTAGACAACATTCAACGACGTCAACCAGAAGACGAAATGAGCATAGAAGAGTTGAACGCGCAAGTTTTCGAAACGCCTAGTCAGGTGCCAGCAGACTTAGGTGTGCGTAGGACAGGACGTATCGAAACGCCGGAAGCCGAAATTCTGGCTGACGCCGTCGACCAGGGCGTCGACCCGAAGAATTTTGAAAAGTATCTAGGAGACGTACGGGACTTCGAGCAACCGGCTCTTGGTCTTGACGCACCACATCCACCGGCCACGCTTTATGACATCGGTCTTCACTTAATGTCTAAAGTCTCCAAAGGCAACTCTGAGGAGTTGTATGCTAAGTACGGTGCGAAGTATTTTGGTCAACAAGACAAAGACTCCAAGAAGCCCGAACTGTTCAGGCGGTGGTTGCTGGCGCGACTGGAGTCTGAAATCGGACAACAGGGCAGCACTAAGAGTGCGCTAGGTGCAGAGCGTCAAGACGTTCATCAAATTACTAAGGCCCAACAAGAGTTCTACGCTGCGTGGCGGAACGTTGCCAACGCAAAACGCTTGCGTGACGGTAAGGAACCAATTGCTGAACCGGTAACCTTTGCTGAAAAACGAGAACAGTACCGTCACGCCCTTCGACTCTATGCCGGCACTCGTGGCAATGTTGACATGAAGCAGTTGTTTATTGACCTTCTTGATGACAACAAGACCTATAGGAATTTCTTACAAAGGACGGCCGGGCAGGTACAAAAGAGTCAGGTCGAGCCGTCGAAAGACCGTGTCGAATACGACCGCCTTCAACAAGCCATGAAAGACCTGGGCTATGATAAGGCCGGCACGCCGGAGTTCAACAAGCTATGGCAACAAAGTGAAGACATCAAGAACCGTCACGGCGGAATGCCACCACAAGAAACCACCAAGGCAGTTGTTTCTACACAGGACAGTGGAACAGACATTGAGCACACCTTTGCCGGTTTTACCAACCCGACTTTTGACGCGCTGCGGGTCGGAGAAGCGTTCGGTCTGCGTCTTGGACTTGATCCAACTACGGCTGCCGAACTTGGTAACCTCACGGCCAAGTTTGTTCAAGCCTTTCCTGAAATTGTTGGTTTTGGGGAAGTACGTTCTAACGAAGAGGGACTGCTTGGTCTGCACGTCAGTAATTCTGTAGCTCTTCAAGGACCAGTCGCTCTTGTTAATCTTGACACTATCGACGCTCGTCAACATGGACCGCTTCAAAAGATTGCTAGTTTCTTGATGGTTACTGCACACGAGCTTGGTCATGTTGACGTGACAACACCTGGTGCCTATCGTCAACAACGCGCTGACTCGAAAAAACTTGTCAAGGCCATGTTTACAGAAATTGGACGTGACAGCACAATTGATTTGTTGCAAAATATCGAACAGGTCGTTTTGCCGCCGCAATTTCGTCCACGTGCACAAGCCTCTCTTGCTGACCAAGGATCAGGTTTTGAAGAAGAGGCGTTTTCGCGCATGCTGGAATACGCAATGCTTGGTGCGATGACAAAAGACAATCCGTGGTCTGGGAAGGTTGGTGGCAAGACAGACTCGTTTGGTGCTGCCATGAACTTTCTTCCTGACGAATTTCAAGCCGCAATGCACTTAGCTTTTCGTGACCTTTCAAACGTTATTGGTGCCGTCACAAACTACTACGCTTCTCGTCCACAACAACCGAAAGATAACTTCATAGTCAACACTCTGCAAGTTATAATGGACAATATTAATGCATACATCAATGTCAACGCTGTCAAGCTTGCTCAGTTTCGAACGGTAGTCGACCGTCAACGCGCCTTGTTTAGTGCCGCAAGTAGCGTTAATCTTGAAGATCCTGTCATGGTACGGACGGTGTTAGACATGGACGAAGCGGCATCGAAAGACGTGACAGGTACTCATCAAGCTATTAGTCCTGACACACACGAAGCGGTCCAAATGGCACAAGTTGCGATGTTTGGCGGAAAGCAGGACAAGCTAGTGCTGGCTCATGAACGAGCACTGGGCACGCAAGTGCCACGCTGGTCGCATTGGGTGGCCCTTAGTTATCAAACGATGCTCCGTTTTCACAAAGAGGGCAATCCACTTGCCGAGACGGTTATGTACAAACTCAACGACCTTGAAAAAGCCTATTTTCGACTCAGTCGTCAAATGCACGACCCCTTTATGGTGACCGACGAGAAGGGCCGGCTCAAGTATGATCCACAACATCCATTGCTGCGTATCCTTCAACGTTCAGACCCAGCCGCCTCGCGTGCTCGTACTGTTCTTTCTGACCTAACACGTTGGGCCAACGAGACCGGCAAGCCAGTCGTCGAAAATGGACAACTAACTCCCGAAGCCCCTGAGAGTTTGCGTCAGAAACTGACCTCGTTCAAGCCGGAAGATCAGCAAGGTATTTTGGCGGGCATTGACAGTCTTCTAAAAGGCACTAAAGAAGCGGCGACAGTTTTGTTTAATGACCGAGTAGAGTCATCTGCTGCACGTATTGGTGCAGTGCTTATGTCAGTAGACAAAACAATGTTTGCTGACAAGGTTTTTGGACAGGGTAAGCAGATTGTCGAAACGAGCGTGGTGTTGCACAACGCCAAGACCGCACTAACACAAGCACAGAAGGAACCGACGCTGATGGCCGAGCTTCCTGCCGCACAACAGCGATTTGCAGCGGCACAACAAGCGTTCAATCAATCATTCGTTGGTCTACAAGGAGAGCAAATATCGGCCGTGCAGACCTATCTCTTTGGTAAGGACGGCATGGCGGCAGAGTTGTCGGCTCTTGACGCTTTCTTTAAGGAACGCGAAGGCTGGTTTACTACTGAATCACGGCCCGGCAGGTACTTTATTCAGTCTCATAAGCCAGACAACGGCGGCGCCCACTATACTTCCGCATCCAACCTTCGTTTAGCAAAACAAGTGCAACAACGACTGGCTACAGCCGGCCACACCGGCATTCTTGCTACCGATCGTCAACGTCCCAATACGGACAATTTAATTGATGCTCCGGACGCTGTTATTCAGGCGTTTGTCAACAAAGAATCGGCGGCTTGGAAAAGCGTTCGGGACGCGATGGAGGCCCACCTATCACCGGAAGACCTTAAATGGATTGACGAGTTGGGGTATGTCCCCGGTGTAGAGGTGCAAAAAGGCATGGAGACCAAGTCGATCAAACGTTACATGCAACAGCGTGAGTTAACATCTGGTCGTGAAGAGCTTGATATGGTCGATGCGTTTACTGACTATACCGGCCGTGTAGCAGGCAGCGTAGCTCGACGCGGGCTAACACGTGAGTTGTCTCTTTTGATGCAAGACCCTCGGTTACGGAACGAAGGAGAGTTCAAGACGGTCGTTAAGACCATGCAGGACACATTGCTTCAACCCTTGAACAACGGACTACAAACAGTACGTGCCGGACTGACCGCACGCTATCTCGGCTTGCCTAACTTTGTTGGCCCGGTAATCGAGGTTATGCAAAGCGCACAGGGCGTGCTGCCTTATTTTATCCAACAAGTTGGATTTGTAAAAGGCGTAGACACATTTCGAAACGCCTTGGTTAGTCCGGCTGTTATTAAACTTAAACGCGGTGGTCTAGACTATCGTCGCATTATTACAAGTGCCAAGGAAAAAGAGAGTGTTGACCCGCGAGCTATGACCAAGCAAGAGGCAACGTATCTTTACTACGAACGACAACAATCAGAGGGTGGTTTTAAGGCCGGACCTGTATATGCGTCGGGCTTTTCGCGCAACCACCAAATTTTGGAACAGGCGGCGTTTGGATTGGGCGCTTCCAAACCCAAACCAGTGGAGCAACAAGTTGGTGACCCGCTTTACTGGTTGGCACAAATGTCCATGTCGATTTACAGCACCGCGTCCGACTACAACACACGGGTTGCCTTTCTTGGTGCGCTCGACACGCTTTATGATCGTGGCGTGCGAGGCGTAGAACTTTACCAAGGCGCATCGGCTTACCAAAACCTTTACACACATGGTGGCGGCAAAGCTAACACGGTTGGATATATTAACAAAATATCAAACCCGCTGACCCGTTCTGCCTGGGGCCTTACTGAAACCATGCAACGCTATATGTTTGGCAACCTGACCATGCAGAAGGACATGTTTGACGAGATGATTGGGCGGGTTGAAGAGGCGACACCACGGCAAAAGAAGAACGCAGCTGAGGCGTTTGCAACGGCACAGTTTGTTCAACTTCTTTTGGCCGGCGCAATGGGACTGACTGGTGTTGGCATTACGGCGGCCGTTACGCAGAAGTTGACAGGAAAAGACCCCAAGCAAGCGTTACGCCAGTTTTGGCAAGACCTGGTCAAGCGGCTTGGTGCTGACGAACCAACAGCAGTTTTACTGGCTAACTACGCGCAGAACGGCATGCTCTCTACATCTCTTGGCGTGGACGTTTCTAATCGTGTCACCATGAACTCCTTCTTTGGGTTCAACGAATATGATGGTTTCAACACGAACGAACTGACTGGTGTGGTCGGTTCTAGTATTGAAGACCTTTGGATGGCCGGTAAGTATGTTGCTCAAGGCAATTTAACAAAAGCCGGCCGCCAATTGGCCAGTCCTTCAATGCGGCCCGCAATAGACCTGGCCGTTTCAAAACGTGACTATGGAGATTTTGCTCTTCGTGACCAAGGCAGCAACAAAATTACCGACCTGACGACGACAGAAGCCGCCAAGGCTGCTATCGGTCTCAAACCTTATCGGTATCGTCTTCTTCGTGACGCTAAGCAGGCTGAACAACTAAGCAACAAACAGTTTCAAACCACTAATGACCAAACGCTTGACAATCTGAGCCGTGAAATGCTTAAGGGAAACACGCAGGCTACAATGAACTATATTGCACAGCTGCGTGCTAAGGATTCTTTACAGTTGCCACAACCAATTGTTAGGTCAATCATTGACCGAGCCGTCGCTGCAAGTCAACCACAAGACGTGTTGGCGTCTGGACCGGTCGGCAACGCGCCGCAACAACGCGCCATTGCTGAGTCGTTCGGTGCGATTCCACGTCAATCAGAAATAGAAAACCTACGTCTACGAACTCAACTCAACGCCAAGACCGGCTTCATGGGTGGTCCTCCGCCGACGGGAAAGGAGATTGAACGGGCTGGGTTGATTGATGCCCTGGTTCAACAGCGTGGGATGACTCGAGCGGAGGCGGCACGGCTGGTGGGACTAATGGGGTATTAGTCTTGTCGTCGCGCCACCTAATAAACCTTGAATGTCTTACGTTCCCCGATTCGAAAACGGCGTTAGCCGTGAACTCACAGACTCTTCCCAAGTAGACCGCCCGATTGTTCCAGATGGTTCGTCGTTCTTCGTCAGTAAACCCGCCGCCAACAGATGTGGTATTTTGACCGTAGGCAACTCGGCAAGCTCCAAGACTACTCTCATACTTACCAAGTCCGGGTTCAAATCCAACAACGACTCCTTCAAAGCTATACTCTCTCTTCTCACGCATGATAGCGTCGTCGAGGGTAGCACTTGACCGGCGGTAAACAACTCCTTCCCACCCCTCACGCAGAACGTAACGTTCCCACAAGGCAGGCTGATCGTTAATTCGGTAGGTGTCAACAATCGTATATACCGAGGGAAGCGTGAGCTTCCGTAAAAGACGGAGCCGAGCAGTGTAGGTTTCATTGGTAATAGGTTCGCCAAAAATAGACCAAAGATCGTAGATAAAAAAACGACCTTTGCGGTCAGGATGCTGCGCCCACTGCGTGCCGCGCATGAACTCGCCTATTAGGACACAGCCGTCTAGGCCACCCAGTGCTACAGAGCCAAAGCTACGGTCGGTTTCGGAACGGAAGTCAACCCCGCCGGAAGAGTGAATTGCACGACACCACCAACCGTCGTATTTTAGCTGACAGATGTCATACCCACGAGCTTTAGCCGTAGGGTAGTCGCCGTTGAGGTAGAGATTTCTCATGGTGTGGGTCAGTTTCTGAATTAGACTTCGCGCTTGAGAAAAATGTAACGTCTGTTGACACCGTCATCCACATCGTCGGCTAGACCGACTTTTCCTGCGTCACAGAGATACTTAATTACATTGTCCATATCGAGCCCATTAGCGTCGCGCCAAAGCAGACTTTTTAGTTGCGCAAGTGGCATACGACGCATTGAAACTTCTGACCTCGTGCCGTCTTCTCGTTGTAGAATGACTTTCTTGATTGGAGCGACGTTGAGAAAATCCATCGCCTTGACAGAGACTTGGTTAAGCTCGTTACGACCAATGCCTGAAAAGACACGAGCTAGGTGAAGTTCAGCCAAACCGAGCAACTCAAGACCGCGCACTAGATGATGTTCGTCAATTATCATTTCATCTCCGTCTGATATGGCAACGAGCATTGCGACCTTAATAAGGAAGATATCCTTCGTCTCGTAGTAGCCGTCAGTTGTAGGGTCCGCCCCTCTCTTACGACTAGGATACCACGCGTCGAAGAACTTTTCAGCAGCAGGAGTCCAGGTGTACGGACCTGCCAACTTACCGATAGTTTCACTGCGGGCGACAACCCTGTCCCAAGCGGCACGCATCTCAACCGTAATGCGAGGACGGGGGTTACTACCTTCTCGACCTGACGCATAAAGGAAGAGACAGCGTCGACTGAAACCGCCAGAGATGATGTCGTCTTTGAGATAGTTCGTAACCCAATCGGGAGTAGTCCCGGCGATGAGGTTGAGAAACGGCCCCTGGACAAGGGTGCTGCCTTTGTTATTGGTGCGGACATGGTAGACGTTGCGGCTGTAGATGTCGGTCAGGAAGGAAATCATTCCGATACCGCCAGCCCCCAGGAACTCAGAGAGTTCGGTAGCGAGGATGGTATAGGGACTGGCGACGCGATACTTGTCGGTTGGTGGAAGGAAGTCAAGAATGGCTTGTTGTTCGTTGATGTCGGTGATAAGCTTTTCGCGAGTGACTGATTCCGCGGAGAGTGGAACTTTGCGTTGCTCCATAAGGTCCTCAGCGATTTCCATAGCCACGTTTTTCCCGCAGCCCGGTGGGCCGACAAGAACGACATAGAGGTTCGGGTAGATTCGGATGTATTCACCTTTGTACGTCCAAACCCTTCGTTTAGTAAGTGCTGATAAGGCAACAAGGGAACAGAAGGTGTGGAAGGCCGCAGGGACTTCAAGTTCTTTGCAGTAATCACGGTAGTCAGAAAGAAAAGACATGGATTAACAAGCTCCCCAGGAGCGTCCAAATTTAATGTCGACTGAAATAATCACTTTGATTCCGTGAATAACGAGTTCGTTGTCGAACCACCGATGCAGGTTTTCGGCAGCAAAGTTATGAAGACGAGTAGGGAACTGCCCGGCAATGGCGTCATGGATTTGAAGGAGGGGTTCCACGAAGAGGGCGCCCGACTTACGACGGTTAGTCGTGTCGAACCACAGACGTTTGAGAGCAAGGTTTGTTGCATAGGTAGTATTGGCTTGAGGTTCGGACGCGAGTGCTTGACGAATTATGTCGTCTTCGATGTTGCGGGGGTTGCGGATGCCGAAGAAACGTCGGCGGATGCCAGCAGCGGTTTGAAGGACTCCACCTGTTTCAACAAGATGAGTCCGCATCCACTGGCTTCTGGCTGAGATGTTATACCGGAGCATATAAAGGCGTTGATACTTTGCCACCTCAGACGGTGGTACGTCGATAAGTCCATCGGAGTCCTTAAAAATAGTAGCGGAGATAGTGTCTTCTTTGCCCTCATAGTTTGAGCCGTGTTGGACTCGCTTCATCGAAACGTATTTCCAGTCGGCGGGTCGACCGTCAGGAAGCATGCCTTTAGGGATGACTACCTTCTCGCATTCGGCCTTGGCGTCCTGACTGCCGAGGCGGGCAATAACGGAGGCGTCTTGGCCGGCCTCCATGACTTCAAGCATACGGAGTAAAAGGACCGCGGGCTTAACCCCTGCTTTGAGGTCTTCGAGCATGAGAGGGTGACCCAAGGCAGCAAGGTCAGCGGCGACAGTCCACGCATCAGCCCCTTTAAGGTCGGCTTGGAAGAAGGTGAAATCGTCGCCGTCGGGTATGCAGACATCTCGGAGGGATTTGGTTACGTTTTGGAGGTTCGTCCCATCAAACGAGTGACCGACCTTCCCCTTCGCGGTGTAGAAGAGTTCCGCAATGGAAGTTTCGCGACTATTGCTCCGGCCCGTGACATCCGCCACGAGATTGTAGGCAGTACGCAGTCGCCCATCACTACTTGGAGTAAGCTTTTCAATGTCACTGATTCTTGTGCGAAGGTTAACAGCCCGAATGAGGTTGAGAAGTACGGAATCTTTACGCTTATTGTAAAAACGGAGCATGACTTCTTCCTTTGTAGTCGTGCCGTAACGCTTGTAGGGGGTGTGGGCCAGGAAATCATACAGAAGCCATTGTTTGTCCGTGGTGGATTTGGGGTTGAAAGAGTGCCCAAGGATGGGTAGGGTTACTTTGTCAACCGCTTCAATGAGTTTATTAAGTTCCTGTTCAGCTTCACAACGGTGCGCTGCCGCACGAACGGTGTCAAAACGACAGCCGCGCAAATGTAGGTAAGTGAAACAAGGAATAAGGTTAACGTTAAACTCATAGTGACTATAAGCCGCAGGATAGCGTCGAAGAACAGGTTCAATGGCGCGGTCCACCTCTTCGGTGCACGCCGAGTCCTTGAAGTTGTATAAAAGCTTGACATTGGAGTTTTGGGATTCACGGTCGTCTTTATAGTACGGTTCCTCTGTCCACAGGGACGTCGCAACCGCGAGAGATTTTTCGAGTTCATTGTAAAATTCCCATTGCTTCATCATGGTGTCGGAGATGATTCCGTCCACCACACAAGCGTGGCGCCAACCCAACACTAGAGTTTCATAGAAGGCGTTGTGACATTTTTTGCCACAGGCCGGGTCTGCGAGCCATGCCGAAAGGGCCGTCCAGACGAGGGCTTCCTCTTCTTCCGACCAGTAGTGGGCACCATCAATATAGAACGGGATAACGATTCCACTATGCGGCGTTGGACAGACGGAGAGCATTGTAACACCGATAGCGTCAGAATAGCCCTCGATGTCAAAACTTGCACTTGCCTGCCGCGAACGGAGGTCTGCAAGAAAGATAAGGACCTCTTGTGCCGTCGGACGAAGGTTGCCAACTCGAACAGCTGGAACAATGCTGACCGTAGTAGAGTGTCGAACTGCTCTGGCAATGTCTGACCTAAAATAGGCCACGTCGCCAAAGGCACGTTGGATGTAAGCCGGGTGGAAACAGGCGACAGTTTTGTGACCGGTGCTGCCATGAAAGATACTGCCTCGCCACTCTTGAAGCGGAACGATGTAGCCCGCCGGATTTCCCTTGTTTGGCTTCCCCTGATAGCACTTGTCGGGCTTGAAGAAACGAAAGGCAGTGCGTCCAAGAGCCAACACACAATTCGGTTGGAACTTGTGTAGGTCTTCTGTAAGCTGCACGATGCCGCCCTGAATTTCCGGCCCGTGCCAATCAAAGGAGTCGATGTCATTATAAGGTGGATGGTGTTGAGTGATGTTGCCAAGAAAACAAGACTGCGGTAGGATGCCAGAATGCGATAGGACCGCACGTAAAAGTTTGCCGCTCGACCCCACAAACGGTTCACCCGCCTGTTCTTCGTCTTGACCAGGGGCTTCGCCGACGACTGCTAGGCGACGACCTTGTGGGTCGGGGATTGAGGGAAAGAGGTTCGGGACGAGAGGCATTAGAATTCAGGTGGTTCATCGGTGTTTTGTTCGCCCAAGTCCCTTTCAAGAATTGAAGGCAACCTTGGGGCGGGAATATGCGAGAGTGGCGAGGGAAGGGTCGGCACAGGCGTCCGGGCTTGGGTTGCTTCTTTCCACGTGGTAATGGCGACTCGTAAGAAGGCGATGTATTGTATCTGCCCATGCACCCGCATCCTCTCCCCATAGCACCGCTTCCAGAAAGCCTTGAAAGCGTCCGGCATCGGGGTAAGTAGTGGGCCTTCTTGATCAAGGACGGCACGCTCGGCAGGTGTCGAAGCCTCGGCCTCACCCTCAGTCAACAGAACGTAAAGTTTCGGCCACTTGGTTTCGAGCCAGTCCTGTTCGACCAGCCAGTCGAGATATGAGTCGTCGACGTCTCTGATGGGCGTCCCTTTGAATTTACCATAGGGCATGGGGTCACGTTCGGTCATATAAACTTGACGTTCTTCAACGAACGTCTGTAGAGTTCTGATACGTTGACCACGCAGGCAGCATGGTGCTTTTCGTTGACTTCAATTGCAAGCGGCTGGAGACCATACTCAATCGCAGCCAAAGTCGAACTGCCAACTCCTGCGAACGGGTCGAGCACGAGTTGTCCTTTGTGCGCGACAGCGGCGTAGAGCCACTGCCAGAGCTTAGGCGGTTTGGCAAAAGGGTGTTGTAATGCACGAGTTCCTTCGTCAGTAGCACCCATATAGACAGAGGAAGCCTGCGGTGTAAGTAGCGTAGCATTTCCTTTTCGGCAGACGATAGCGATTTCATAGTCTTTAGTGAAATTATAAAGAGCCATTTGGTTCATGCAACGGTGGGTCTTGTGCCAAATGAGAGGCCAACGTTGGACTTTGAAGCCGACACCAAGACAGCGGTCGTAAAGATATTGCCACGTCATTGCGTCAGTCCACATAATGCAGAAGCCGGTAGGTTTGAGGGTGCGAAAAGCCTGATGGACGAAAGAGTCGAGAAGATCCAGGTTGGGTTGGACTTCATGTTCGGCCTTGACGTCGTCAAGATTCTTCATCCCACCGTGTGGATTTGATTGGTCAATGTAGTCCACATCAATAGCATACGGCGGGTCGGTAATAATATGATCCACACTGTCGCCGTCAAAGTTCTTCATGACCTCCAAGCAGTCGCCCTTTAGACACATCTTGCTAAGTGGAATGAGCATGACGTCGCCTGTCGGCTCTGCACCTGGCTGTTCGCCGTCGTCTTGCAGTTGGGCCACCGAGCCGGACGACGGGCCGCCAATAGTAGCAAACACGTTGGTATCATCCAACTGTGCATCCATCAACATCTTTCTTGCGGCCTCGATGTCGAGGGACGGCAAGGTCATCTTAGCTAGAAGCTTGTTGGACTCTTCTGCTTTACGCTTGACAATTAGATTAAGAGCGTCCCACATCCGTTCGCACTTTTCAATTTCCTTATCACCTTGTTTGATATAGACAGCCAACTCTAGCGAGTAAGAAATGTTCGCCCGACTCATGCCAAGCAGTTCACCCGTAGCGTCTTGTGTCCACCGCTCGCCGTGCAGTATCTTAAACATCGACTGCTTAGCATGAACGTCTGCAATGGCAAGCACACGCTCTTGCCATGACATGGCCTTGCGACGGACGTTCTCCTCGACCTCAAGGATACGTAAGGTAACTTCGTCGGCTACTTCAAAGTAAGTAACAGGAATATCAACCCACCCCAACTTGCGCATAGCACGCAGACGACGACCACCAGCGACGAGTGTGCCGTCCAGACGGACGACAATAGGTTGGAGAAGGCCGAGAGTTTTGATACTTTCAGCGAGTTCGTCGATATCTCCATAGTCTTTGCGGATTCGGTCTTTATCATTGATAGATGTGATTGGAACGAGGAAGCGTTTGTTATTGTCGATGGTAGGAAGGGTCATAAAAGGTGAAATTTGTGTGCCATACTATAGATTACTTTCTTTTGGTCGAGAGAGAAACGAGTTGCGCCATGTTGCCAACGGACAAATTCTTGTTGCCACTCGTTAAGTTCGAAGTCGCCGTCGGATAGGTCGTTGAGGATAAGTCTGGCGCATTCATTTGACATGCGTTCAGGACTTATAGCCCGTGGTGAAGACTGTCCAAGGTCAAGTAGGAGGCTCATTTAGTTTGGTGGTTCTGGCAACTTATACCCCTTCGGTGTGTTTTTTGGTAAGTTCTTTGGATGCATAAGTACTGTTTTAATGGCTGTTGCTAGGTCAACCACTCTACAACCGCGCCCAATATTGCGTGCGTGTTCTTCGGCAAGTTTTTTGTGAGGGCTGTGCCACGGACGGCTCAGGCCGGGATCACGCACGACTGTGCTGCCGTCTTTGCTAATAATAACAAAGATGTCCTCGGCACGTCTACCGCCAGTGTTGATACGAAGCTCGTTAACTAGGTTAGATTCCATATTTAGTTGTTGATATAATGCAGTCTTACTGTCTTACCACTCAGAGCTGCAATGAATGTTTATGCCGGGAAAATAGAGTAAACCCGGACTTGCGACCGGACTCATTGGTACAGACAGCATAATACTCTTCGAGTCGAAATTGGTAAGCCTTTTCGCGACATGCTCAGGTCGGTGGCGTTATGATGGTCTTGCAAGACCAGAGGATGCGGTGGTGGTTGCGCTACGCCACGCGTCCGCTCGACTTGCATGGCCCATTAGCGTGACTGCCTAGAACGCTTGGCTTGCTATGCCTTGCTCGCGTCACGGTGGCTTCGGATTGAATACCGATTAAGAAGAGAAGCGGTCTCTGACGACTCTGAGTTACACCGCAAGTTGCTTAGTGCTGGAGCTTGATGTAAGCCTTGACACGATTCTGGTTGCCGAACTCCTCCGACGACTCGACAGCCAGACGGAACGACACCGGCTTGCCGACATACATCGCCGGGTCGCCAAACGAACCTTCCTTTGTACCAAACACGGCCTCTTTGATTTGGGCCAGCTTGGTCATGCAGGTGTAAGTTTCGGTCGGCGGAGTGAGCCAGACCGTATCGCGCAGAAGAAAACCGGCAGGACGGGTTTGTCCTGACGTGGTACGTGTCGGATGAGTCGTGGTAAACTCAAAGAACACACCGGGTGTTTTCTTTTCTTTTGACGTGCCTTGATAGCACTTGGCAATAACGGCTGAGACGATACCGGCTTCAAGAACCGGAAATGATGTATCAACACCGGACAGGTCGGCGTTGAGCATCGAATCTACTGATGGGACTTCATTCATATGTATATGTGGGTTGGTTGTTCGAAGCATAATGCTTCAAAGCTGGTTCGGGTCAGGAACTGACCTTGACGCCCAGCAAGGGAGCAAGGATAGTCCAAATTTCGGTTGGTTTTTTATCAGTGGTGTCGATGTTATGAGGAAGCGTGCGAATAGAAGTGCCCAGTGGTGGCCACTGAGAAAGGGGCACGGTGCGAAGACTGTATTTCATTTTCGCACCTGGAATTTGTTCTGCTACGCAGCCGATGACGTCGGTGAAGAGACCGCCCAATGTGTCCTTGGCCTGACCGGGCAAGGCCAATGTGTGATGAGTGACCTTGGTATCATCGTCAGTCCAAGTAGTCTTGTGAACGGTGCAGATGATATACTTTCCAGTCGAACGAAGGTCGAAGATAAGTCCACGGAACATCGTCAAGAGCTTTCCGTAGTCGGGAATGGTCATGGCTTCAATGGGCTTGCCGGACTTGTCTGTGTCGCCCATCCGTTTATGCTCGGCAATGCACCAAGCACACATGTATTCAGACAGAATGGTTAGACTGTCAACAATGATTGTATCAATAGTCGGGTCGGCCATTGCAACCTTTAGGTCAGCCAATGCTTGTTTCCAGACCTCGCCGGGTGTTTTGACTGTCGTGCTTGGCGTGTCGTACTTGATGTTCTTGCCGACAGAGACACGCAAGGCGGAGTCTAGATTGTTGTCGACCTCAAGAAAATACGGACGTGGAAATGCAGCGGCGACACAGGTCTTGCCGGACTTTGGATTGCCGACCAAAAGAATGGCTGGGTTGTTAGGTTCAGAAGAAGTAGAGGATTTCACGGGGTGGTGTTGGGTTCTGTGCACTTAACGACCATGCGTGTTGCAATGTGTTCAGCTACGGCAGGAACTACATAGCTTTCTTCTACCAGCTTACAAGTACTGGGAAGAGCGGCATCGTGAGCACGAAGCTCAAAACAGACTCCTTCAACGGTGGCACCATACGTAATGACCGCTTCGCCTTTTGTCTTCAACCACTGCGGAGAAAGAGTCATAAGCAACTGAAGGTCTTCGCGGTTGTAAACGCTGAACCAGAAGATGCCTGAATAGGCGTTTAGTTCAACAGTGTCTGATAGTTTGTCAAAAAGATGTTTGACGAGTTGTCTTCCTGTGTGTATTCGTGCAAGGGCAGTGGCATCACTGGTACAGGCTATAAGACCCGACTCCATTGCAAGACGTATGTCGTTTTCAATTTGTGTGTTCATAAGGTTTGTCTGTTTTGAACGGCCCGGACCAACGTCCGGAACTCTCCTATTGACAGGGTCGCAGGCGCCATTGTTTGCCCGTCCTCGTCGACGATAATAGAATCGACAGAGCAAAGAAAGACAGAATCACCAGTCATGAGGTTTATTGTTTCTTCACAAGTTGCAGAGATGTGACACGGTTGGCCACCAAGCGTAAAGGCTAAGTGGACTGTGGATTTGTTGGAGCTTGTAGTCATTGACGTAAAGTTAATGGGTCCCATGTAACAGGACGAAATTCAGACGTGCTGAGAGCCAGTTCACGATGTTCTGGTGCTAATGAACAAACAGCTCGATACTGACAAGAGCCATACTTAGCAACGCACCACTTGGTTGCTTTTGGAAAATAGCCACGTTCGCAGTGAGCAAGAAAATCCGAGACCAGTGCGAGTGAATCCACATGCCACTCGTCCAAGAGCGCACGATTGATTGGTATTGTGTGGCGCAAAAATTCAAACTTAACTCCGGTCTTTGTGGGTTTACGACAACCGAGACCGTTAATAGTTATGGCTTGACAAGGTTCTTTGAAAATATATTCAAGTGCAGCCGCATAGCCATACATTTGATGTGCAATCTCGAACTCTGAAAAGAACCCCGGTCCCATCATGCTGGTGGTTTTGTGGTCAAGAAGACCGAGTTTTCCATCAGACCGATAGGCAAGGTCAATCTTGCCGGTCCAGATGACTGTGATTGGTCCCCACGAAGCAGTGTCGACCGTGCCGATGGGCATTGCAAACGGGATTTCAACAGCGGGTTGACCGTTAGGAAGCGTGGCGACGGTCCAGACCTCGGCTGGGTGGTCGTTGATGTATTTTGTGACAGCGTCGACAAGATAGGAAGTGGTGCGGTAGTCGTCTTCGGGGGTGTTGAGAAGTTGTTGTGCGGCGTAAGTTATGATGTTGGCATTTTCAGCAACACTACGATAGGCATTGCCATACTTTTTGTATACATACTCAAGGACGTTGTGAAAAGCTCCACCAAAGTCCAAAGCGATGCGACCCCGATTGAGTTCGAGACGACGAATGATGTAATAATAAGCCTGACGTGGGCAGGTAGTGAAAAGCTCCATCGACGAGTTGTCGATGTAGAGGACACCGTCTTTAAGCGGCGGTTTAATCGGTGTGTGCGTAGTCATCAGATGAGACATCTTTTGGTTTGTGTTCAATAAACTTGATAAATGGACGGTCGGCCATCCGCTTTCGAATTGCTTCAAACTCGCCATTACGAAAACAAAGGTCTCCACATTTGGCACCGTTCATGAAGACCCTCACGTGCGTATGCGTGCAGTTGGTTTTATAGTACCAGTTCATATTAAAAGTAGTCTCCTGCTTTGGCCTTAACGTCGACAACTTTCTCTCCTTTACCCTTTGTCCTGCTTGTTGCTCCTGACTCTTGTCGCACGGCCTGTGCTAACGCTGCCGGACTTGCTCTTAGCTGTCGCATCCTGGTGTTGTAGGCCCTTAGCTGTTCTGGACTCATGCTGGATTGTGGCAGTCCGATCAACACATGTATTGGAGCCGTTGCAAACGAAGTTGACAAAGCGGTCAAAGTCGGTAGGGTCGTAGGATTTAAGGTCGTTGGTTGTGACATAGTTGGCAAGGCGTTTGAATTGTGTGCGAATTACAAAAGTAAAAACACCGTCGTCGCCGACAGCGGATAGAATTGCGCGTTTGTCGCGTCGAGAGACCCAAACCTGTACTTTGCACAGGTCTTCGTCTTCGACAGGGGGCATAAGGGAACGAATGGATGGCATAAATGGTTCATATCATTGTGGTGACGTCGGTCTGCTCATCATAAATGAAAGCCGTGTCGTATTTGGCGGTCATGGAATCCTGCACTTCTGGTGGAATTGTACCTTGAAAGTGCACAGGCTCTTTTCGATGACCCGATGCGCCGAGGACGCAATAGGCCTGCACTACGCCCGCGTTTGGGTTTGGCAATGTATTAAGTTTGGTTGGATCATCAAGGACCATATCTCTTGGAAGTCGTCCGACCTGTCCTTTAGGCCGTATCCAAATGGCGTTGCCTTCAATGTCGACTGAGACGCTCAAGGACGGTCCAGCCTCTTTAAGTCCAAGCTGAACATCAATGTCATATCCATATAGCAAAACGGCTTGACGAGCGTCACGCAGTCGATGCTCAAAGGTGTTTATTGTCATGTCGTGAGGAACGAGAAACTTTGTTGGCTTCGGCCAGTTTTTAAGTGCTAGACGAAGGTGTGCCTCATAGTTTCGATATGCCGACTCCTTGAAGCGCCAGTGGTTGGATTTGGGGTTTAGTGCACCGGGTTGGATAATTTCAACGACTTGTCCGTCGGCTCGCAGCATCTTGGTTGAGAGGTCAGTACGCGGGTCCATTATTGTTGAAGACTAAGGTCTTTATACTTCAATCGGTGACTCTTTAGTTGCAGGAAGTCTCGTCATGACGTCAACAATAATACCACCGTCTGTGGTCAATCTTACTAACCACTCACCACCGATGGCGAGCTTCTGCCACGGACCGACATTTTCTAAGGCCGTTGAAATATAGCGGACAGTTGCCTTGATGGAAACTATGTCTTCCGCGTCGTTCGGCGTAATCATCAAGGTCGGACGATTGTCCGACAGAATCGGTATGACCGCCGTGGCATGTAGACCTTTCAAGGCTTCTAACATGCGGGTCATTTTGGTGGCAATCTCAACGTGTGTCCAGCATCTTTGCTGTGCAGTAGTCCAGACGTCGCTAACCAATGTAGATGTGTGTTCTTGACTCATAAGCTCAATGGTCCTGCCCAGACCGTTCTGGGAAGGACGATGAGATTACGACGCGTATCCGTCGGCAATCTTTTTCTTTTGAGCAACCTGGTCGTCCCAGATACCCTTGGCCAGCGCTTCACGCGTGGCCGCAACGTCTTGGCCGGTTTTGGTGTTGAACCGTGCGACCGCATCCTCGACGTTGCCCGCGCAACGTTCAATGAGCGCGTCAGCAATACCAAAGTAGGTCTTCGGGGTCTTTTTGGGACCGGCCGCCTGACGCTCCTGCTTCTTGGGGTCGAACGGCAGTGCGTTCAACACAGTTTGCATAAGCGACTGATAGCTCGCAATGGCAGCGTCCACACTGGGGAACTTTCCCTGCTGCACGAGGGTGGCGTATACGCGCTCCTCGTAGTTGGATTCAGTCTCGTCCCATGCCGTGACTTCTTCCTGTGTGATTTTGCCTTCGGCGTCCTTCACCTCGGGCTTGGTAATCTTCACACGGCGTTCGATGCCGGTGAGTTGTTCCAGACCCTCGGTGGCCGGCACGCCGGCCTCCTTGTCCTCTTCCAGCCCGTGCAGGAAGCCGTAGCGTGCTTGGTTCAGCACGGCACGATACAGGACGTTCTTGTTGGCCTCGTCTTTAGCCGCACCGTTGCGGCCGGCGAGTCGGTCGAACTCTTCAACCGTCGCTGGAACCTCATAGTTGAGGTTCTTAAAGCTAAGGCACTTGACTTGGATAGTTTCCATATGTTTGATACAGGATGACGCCCTGCGGTCGCCGGGTGAATTGTGCTGGTGCACTCGGGTCACCAGAATGAACAGTTGTTGTTCAAAGTAAGAAAAGCTGTGTAGCCCCTGCTTATAGCCTGCCAAGGGCAAGTGCGGTGGCACCAGCTAGGCCGGCCAGGACAATGAAAAGTAGAAGGATTCTTAAACGTTGGTAACGGCAATCAAGAACTTCCAATTCGGCCTGGAGCTTACGTGCCCACAGTCCCTTTTGCGTCAATGCTGATTTATACCAGGCCAGTTCAGTTTCAAGTCGCACAATACGACTAGACGCCGCTGCGGTGACGGCTTCAAGACGACTGAAATTAGAAAAAGGTTTATATGGCAGTTTAGTCATGGTTGAGTTGTTTAAACCGGCGATAAATTCGGGGACGGCCGGCAATAGTTTCTTTGTTTCGAGTTGGCTTTTCGAGCCAAAGGTGCCAAAGAAGGTCTAGGTCTGCGGTAACAAACCGCCAGTAGCTTTGATTGAACGGTTGTTTTGAACGAAAAAACTCGACTGGTGTGTGTCCGGGTAGGCAGCCCATGATACGAAAGGAGTATGGATTATTCATGGTCACTTTCGGCTCGCGGTCCCAAAAGACCCGGCGCGGCATTGGTGTTATTGGCCAGCAACATCGACGAGCGTTTCTTCCGCCGTGCAGTGGCCGTCCGATTGCACGTTGCCCTCGTGCCATGTCGCGCCGCCGTCGAGCGAGTATTCGCACGCCCAGTCGCCCCAGTTACAGTCGTCGATGAGGTCCACGAGTTCCGTGAGGTGTATCTTCGGTTTCATAGCACGGTGATCAGAGCTTCGGCGGTGCCGTCGGCGTCATCATCTACATAGCTGAGTTCACTGTAGCCTCTTAGACTGTAGCCGATGAGCTGCGCGAATTGCCGACGGTCGTCTGCCGTGAAGTCCATCACGGCGATTTTGCTCATGTCGATTCCGCCGCTGTCGAACAGGTGGCGGACAATGGCGTTTTCCTTAAAGCAGAGGACGCCCGATTTGTTTCTTTCGAATGGTTGGGTTGGGTGTTTCATGTTGGAAATTCAGAGGTTAACCAGTGCGATACAGACAACGTCATTCATGGCGTGGCTGATCGGGAACGTTCGGCAGATAAGAAATATCTCCATCGCGCTCCATGCCTTTTACAAGAGAAACGAATGTTTTGCGCTTGGCGGGAATCCACGGCTTGCCCGTGCGCTGGTCGGAATACCAAGCGACTGGTCTGCCTTTGTGGGTGCAGGTGCCGTCCGAGTAGAGTAGCCAGTCGAGGTAGTCGTAAAGAGCCGAACCTATCGCCCCAGCCAACGTGCGGGGATGTTCCGTGGTTTTCATATTTTAGGTGCGCTCAACATCGGGGGCTATTCGCCCGCACGCGGCTGAGCTTTATCGTTCGGGGAGATGCGACCGTGCTTGGCGAGCACATCGAGGCCGCAGTGTTCATAAAAGATTTTGCCGCACTTGGCGCAGGGCCATTGCACGCGCTGCGTGTGCGACGGGTGGTTGCCACACACTACCTCATCCGCCCATTTCTGGCAGTCCTTCCACGATGCGCCGCGAGGCGGTTCAGGCGGGATGGGAATGTTGGTCAGCGATTGGTCGCCCAGTCGGAACTCATGGCGGCAGGTGGACATCCTGAATCCCCGAACAAATCCCCGGAGCCAACGACGCGCAGCCGACCGGATGCGGTAGCTTCTCAGTCTGCGCCGCATCTTGGGGTGCATCGTGTAGGCGGGAGTAATCGGCGCGTCGTTGCTCATCTCAGGAGTTCTACCTACTGACGCTCACTTCCGCTTCGGGGTTTTCTTCGCAGGCGTGAAGATATTTCTCCAGCCACGGCAAGAAGTTCTCGTAGAGCCCCCAGCCGTTCGGGCTGTTGTGCTTCTCGAATCGCACCGGGTCGGCCTTCATTTGCGCGATTCCGTTGCGCAGTGGCTCGATGAGTTGTGCGGCTTTCGTGATGCCGATTTCTTCGGGCCTCCAGCACGCCTCATAGATTCCAGCCTCTTCGGCCATCGCTCCGAGATTGTGCGTGATGTTTTGCCCGAAGAGTTCTTGAGTGTGTCCGCACGTCGGGCACTGCGGTTTTGTGAGATATACGTCTAGGCTCATGGTGTTTAAGAAAAGGTAGAACCAGTTGGTCCAGACAACGGCGCGCAAGCGCCGTGTCTGACCGCCGCGTTCGCCTCGGCCCCACGCTGCGAACGTAGGTGGGTCAGGAACTCGGCGGCCTTCGCTCGTGTTTCCTCCTCCGTCCAGCCTGCGGCTTTGTTGTAGAGGAAGTCGAAGTCCTCATTGAAAGGGTCTTCACTGAGCACGAAGTCCAGTGTATCCCCGGACACATGGCTGGGGTGGATGTAGAAGTTCACGTCTCCGGTAAGATGGCTGACATGTGCCGCGAGCGAGAAGTGAGTCACGCCAGCAGTGATCATCCGGCGCATATAGTGCGCCAGGCTTTCACTCTTGGGCCGAGGAGAACCAGCAGTCACAGCAGCAACGCCCGTTGCTGGGCCTTGCGATTCGGTAGGGGCGTCTCCGCCCGTGGATTGAGTTGTCATGGGAAGGGTTTTAGCTGCGCTCGGCCGGGCGTGGCTGACCTGCGTCGTTCTCTTCCGGCCAAGCGGTAGGCGCGGATTTAGCGTGCCGGCGAAGCTCGGCGGCACAGTGCATGGTGACTTGGTGGCCTCGGTAGTGCTCCACTTCATCGAGCACGTCGCCGCTTTTGCGGAAGCCCGCCATCTTGGATTTCAGCCCGGCCGCGAGTTCTTCCAAGACCTCTTGCACGCGTTTCTCAAACAAATCCGGGGCGTGGATGGCGGTGTTTGCCCTGACCTCATCACCCAACCGAATAACAACCCTGTCTAATATGGCCTCAAATTCCTCTGCCGTCATATCAGACAGTCTCTCACTGCCTTCGCGATATGCCAAGCCAAGACCGGGGGCACGGCGTTCCCAACCTGGCGCTCCGTTTCCCGCAATCCGCCGCTGAATATGAAGTTGTCGGGGAATGACTGGATTCTAGCCGCCTCGCGCATAGAGATGCGGCGGGGCAGGCGATAATGGAATTGAATGTTGCCGTGGCATTCAGCCCGCATGGTGTCGGCCGGTCTCTCTGCCTTGAGTATCCGGCTTCCTTGTTCGCTGCTCTTTTCGGCCCGGCTCCAAATATGGTTAATGGCCGGATTTTCCGCCACTTCGGCCAAGTCTTCGAGAGCCTGCTTTGAAGTGACCCATGACTCACGTTTCAGAGTGGGCACCGGAGGCTGGAATTTCTTGGTCTTTCCCTTGGTCCCTACGATGAAGACGCGCTCGCGCATTTGCGGCACGCCGTAGTCAGCGGCCAAATACACCTGAGCGGAGACCGCGTAGCCCAAGCTCCTAAACGCAGCCATGATTTCCTCATAGAAATCCTTGTTCATCGGCATGAGAAGCCCCTTGACGTTCTCGGCCACAAAAACACGAGGCTCCGTCCGGCGAATGGTTTCGATCATTGCCTTGTAGAGATTGGTCCTAACGCCCTCAGAACCCTTGAGGATGCCGTTGATCGACACGTCCTGACACGGAAAACCGCCGATGACTACATCGGCGGTTTTAGGTAGCGCGGACAGAACCTCCCAGATGTCGTCACAATTTATTTTGTGCCCGAAATTGGCCTCATAGGTCTTGCATGCCGCCGGCTTGATGTCGTTCGCCCAATCAATGCGATAGGGAAGCCGGTCATAGGTCTTTCCCAGAAACTTGAAACCCCCAAGGAACCCCATGTCCAAGCCTCCGCAGCCGGAGAAAAGCGATACCACAGAAAATTCTTTGGGAATTTTCTTCCGGACCATTTGCGCCATCACCTGCCCGAAAGTCGCGGGCAGCGGTTCGATAATCATTTTCGTCATTGGGTGAGTTTCTTGAGGTCTGCAGATTTTCGGGTTGATTGCATTCATTCGGGGCGGTTACTCCGCGGTTAAACATTTCGGGTTGATGGAAACTGGAATCCGGCCGCCTCCAATGAGGCGCACTGAGCATCAAGGCGGGCGATAAGGTCGATGCATTTATCCCATGTCCGGCACTCAGAAACGGGATTCGTCATGGCCGCTTCGGCGTCCACAGCGTTCGCCGGGATCCATGATTGTGCGCGCGCCAACATCATGCGGCTCTCGTCCAGAAGCGCGACCAGCGCGGAGTGTGAGTTGCAGGCGGATACGATGAAGGCGGCGTTGGCCAGGGCGTGTTTCCGGGCGCGATCTCCATTGCCTTCGTTCTCCGGGTCGTAACTCGGCATTTCGCACACCGGGCCATGCGGGATATACTCCGCCGCAACATGGGGCCACGCTTGGCCGTCATCAACAAGCTGCCACGGCGTCGGCGTGTGCGCCTGAATGGGCGTATTGGGCGTGGGTGCTTTGGTGGCTTTAATCCCGGCAACGATCTGGCGGGCACGCTTGGAAAGACGGCTCTTTTTCGGGGCCGGGTGATAAGTGGAGTTATGGTTTTTCATACGCCTTAAGACTGCACACTGTGCAGTTGCTTGCAAGAATAAAGTTGCACAATGTGCAGTTTCATTACACTGCTTCCGGATGCACTTCGGAGAGGCATTGAAGCCGTGGTCAGCCACGCGAATAGCCCTGACGCTCGGTTGTCCCGAGAGAACGGTTTACGCGTGGAAGATGAACGAGCGGCTCCCTCCAGAATGGGTCCAGCGCCTCGTGCTGGAGAGACTGAAGCGCATAAAGCCCGACCATGCTGAACCTCCCCGGCCTGAACGTAGTTAACGTAGCCGACCGCCAAGGAGACTATCTCCTTGAGGCCAACGTCAATCAGGAGGTGCCGGTGTGCGAATGCGCCGACCCGCACGTGGTGGCCAACGGCCGTAAGCCGCAGGAGTTCGTCGATACCCCGATGCACGGCAAGCGGGTGGACATCGTGGTGAAGCGGCAGCGCTACAAGTGTCAGGGCTGCGGGCGCACCTACTACGCGGACATCCCGAACATGCACAGCAAGCACCGCATGACCCAGCGCAGGCGGCCGAACCTGACTTCTGTTTGGCGGTGCTCATTTCCCGAGTGGCTGATGCGGATTGTTCGGGTTAAGAGTTTGCGCCTTTTCGTGGCGTGGCGCTTGGATGCACCCAATTTCCAAGCCCACCGCAAAGCGGTCGGCGGAACATGTTCTTGGGTATCAACAATCCTTGGTTAGCCAATATAGTGGCGCGTTCGGCGCACTGTTTGATAGACATGAGTGTCTTCAAACGAATGGCGATTGGGTGCTTGCGTTTGGGAAGCGTTGTGGTGTTCACAATTAATAATACATCAATGCTTTTGTCTTAACCGAAATTGGCGCCAGTCCTTTCTTCACTCTCTTGGCGTCCTCCGATGCCCTTTCAGCCTCACGTTCCTTGTCACGGTCAGCCGCGACCTTGAAGAACTCACTGGCCGGCGTGATAACAGCTTCAATAAGAACATGCTTACGTCGACGTGGATCAACATGCTCCGCCGACCTAATGGTAATTTGCCACAAAATATCCGTGTTGGGAAAGGTCGCGGCGTGGGTAACTACGACGGTCTTGGTCGGCGTCAGCCCATGACGTTCCCGAAGCGTGTCGCGCTGTCCCGGACTTAACTGATACTGTCGGTCAACAAAGCAATTTGCTGCCGTCAACACTTCCGGTGCATACTGTCGCTGTTCATTCCATCCAATCGGTGGGTCACCGGGTTGTGCATCTACTGCGTAGATTGGAAACTTAAGAATCTGAACAAAGTGCTCTTCAATGCTTGACGGCTTTGGGTTTCGTGCGGCCCACGTAACATCCTGTTCGGTCGGACTGCGTGTGTCAAGAGTCAAAAGCCAAGCGTTGTGTTCAGACCAAAGAGAAGACGTATCATAACCATACGCTTGAAGCGTATGCAGAGCCGTTTCGACTTGCTCAATGCCGTTGATGCGTGTATTGCTCATGGTAGCCTCACAATACGAAACCACCAAAGATACTTGATGACTGTCGGCCGACGTATGTCATAGTCAACAATGACAAGCCGCACGCTAGTTGCGTTTGGCTGTGGCGCGGCCATACAGGCCGTAGAGAGAAGAAGGAAGAGGAGAGTAGTTTTCATGTAGAAGATTAACAGCCAGCCAAGGTTGTCGCATTGTGGTCAGGCGGACGTGCTTCCCGGAGGTTGCACTGGAAGGAGAGCCTGTATTCCCTGCTACTTGGCTGGCTGTAAAGTTTGGTCGCACTGGGCTGCTATCTTCTGCGAATCGCGGGTGCGGTGGCACCACTTTAGGGCCGGAGGACCGAAGCCCTTCCGGCCCCATAGTGTAGGTCAGGAACTGAAAGCGACTTAATTGGCTGCGCGGATTAGGCCGTCTAGGTTGGGTGGCGGGGCTCACCTGAGGGCCACAATGACATTCAGCCCCACGCTGACCTGCTTCCCGTCGACCAGCAGGCCCGTCGGCTTGACGAAGCCGTGCGACGAAAACAGGATGCGCGACTTGCCGCTTGACGACAGGGCCGGACTTGGGTTGATGGGCACGGTGATGACAAGGGACTTGCCGTCTGAACTGAGTTGAGTATTCATAGGATTGTTACCTTTGTGACAACAGACCGCCTGCGTTGCTTTATTGCCGCGCTTTGGGCCGACCTGCTGCCACCTCTTGCCGCGCCCGCGTGCGGTGCTACCGAGCCGGCGGCCCTTCCGTTCGTCCGTTCGTCCGTCCTCTCTTCATGCAGGGCTTGGAAGGGCTTGGAGAGGTGGTGCTACACTAGGTTGTAACAAATAATTTTTTCAGTGGACGGGCCCGGGGCCGCCGCGGGGGGGGGGGGGGGGGGGGGGGCGGGGCGCGGGGGGGGGGGTGTGGTGGGGGGTGGGGGGGGGGGGGGGGGGGGGCGGGGG